CAAGAGGTTCCTGATTGTCCTGATGTGTAAGTGCTGCGGATTATCAAATTCTCACCGCCAACGAAGCTGTCCAAGTCAGATTCTACAAATTGAAGTCCATCATTGGAAACTACGGGGGTGCTGATGTATTCGCTTGTTGAAGGTATTAATTTTTGAATAATTAAATTATCTATTGTACAGGTTCCCTCTGAAAAGGAAGCTCGCTCAAAAATAATTTTATCCGAAGCTGATGTAGCAGTAAAATCAAGAGAGATATCTTGATCTGAACCATTTAAAGTCACCTCTCCTTCTGTTTGCGTTCCTGTAGCGTTGGCTTGTAACCCTCCTCCAGTATTAAAAGTATCACGGAAACGGACTGTTTTACCCGAAGTTCCATTGATAGTTGCTGTTACTCTGTACCTATTGCCCTGATCATAAGTAAGATTTTTGGACATACTGGCGTAATTGGGGTTTGTATTAGCTACTGTAAGTAGAGCTTTGCCATTTGAAGGGATTGTGACTGTACTACTACCGCTTACACTTGTTGCCCATGAAGTATCGGTTGTGAAATCATCCTGATAAAGAGGGCCGTATTCTTTAATTAATAAATCATAGATAGTAAATTCATAAGTTCCAGAGGAATGACGCTCTATTATTATCTCATCTGATTGAGCAGTAGGTATCCAAGTGAACGAGACTTTTTGAGGGCTTCCAGTCATCGTAACCCTACCATCGACCTTACCTCCTGCTCCAGTAGGAGGGTCAAATCCATCAGTTAAGCCTCCTAAATCTCCAGAATCGTCTCGAAATCTTATAGACTTTCCTGCCGTCCCATTCACTGTAGCCGTTAAGATGTAGTATTTGTTTTGATCGTAAGTTATATCTTTAGTGGCTCTAACGTACCCATTGTCTATTACGTTAAATTTTAGAGAATTGTCTTGGATAGCAACAGTACTGTTAATACCTGCTCCAACATTTAAAGTCCACCCTGAGTTGCTTGAAAAGGTATCGTTTATAATTTGAGTACCTTCATTGAAGTAATTAGTTGCTTCCTCAAGTTGAGCACCAAACGCATAGACTGTCTTTCCAGTGCCATTTCGATCAGGCTCGATTGTAACGCTTTGGACTCCACTAGTGTTTAGTGCTACACCTGTAAAGCCAATGCGATACCATCCATCGTCTCCTATTTTTTCAATTTTTGTAGCTATTGCATGAGTATCGCTTGAATCTAAAGAAGGAACACCATCACTGTTCCAGATAACAGTCATTCTAGGATCAGGATCGTTATCGCTGTCGTACAGAACGATTCTTGATTTGGTGCTTGTCCCTTTTTTAAGGTATAGTGAATAGGTATAGCTTTTTCCCTGTGTTAACAGACCTGTGATCGTGTCGTAGACCCCTCCATAAGTCTGCGAGCCTCCAGAAACTTCGTAAGAATTAGTACCCCCAAATGGATCAGTTATGGTTGAGAGAGTAGCCGTACCACCTTGATTGTTTGACCAAGCTGAGTTATTTAGTTGCTCGCTGAAGGAGAGTAAATTCTGTGATGTATTTCTCACAACCGAGGACTCGCTCACTCTATCACTAGCGTCAAACATCACTTGGGCTTCAGTGTTGTCGCTTGAGCGTCTGATCCTACAAGCATACGGAGACACGTTGCCAAGCTTACGAAGAGAAAAGGCTGCTATCGGAGGTTTTTGGGAAACTTCTTTTACGAAGACGTTGTCAACCTTCAAAGTGGTCGTGCCTACAATAGTAAATGTTAGTCTAGTGACATTGCTCGCTGTGATAATAGCTGTGTAGTTCCCATTAGCATTATAAACCCTATCAGTATCTTCGGGGAATCTGATTCTTATACCGCCCGAAGAATAGTCGCTTATTATGAATTTCACCTCATAAGCCTTTCCTGCCTCCGTCGCGTTATCAAAATAAAAGGCTTGTGCGTTGGATGCATTATTTAACACCATTTTCCCACCGCTTATACCTGTGGTTGAAGGCTCAGACACAACCCACCCCGAAGTGTTTGAAAAGAAATTGTTCGTGAGTCGTTCAGTGTCACTAACAGTCAGCTTAAACTTTTCAAGAAAAAGTTGCTGAAGTTCATCGCCTGTCAACTTTCTCGTAAGAGGCCGAGTAAGGGCTTTAGTTAGCTTTCTTGTAGAAGCCATGTGTTCTAATATTAATCAACAGGTGAAATTGCTACGTAAAGATCATCGTTACCATCTCCAGAACCTCCAGAAACTACTAACTGTATTTCTGTTTGAGAAGATGTAAACACACAACCTCCTGGTGCTGTAAGAACTGTGTCTGACCCAATAGTTACAAACGCCTCTCCTACTTTGTGTTGCAAAGTAAGTGTACGTCCAGAACCAAAAGTACCGCTTGCAAGGAAACAATACTCACCACCATTAAGATTACTTAAAGGAGGAGTGCTTGTTAAAGTAAGTGTACCATTGCCATCAGCATCTAGCGTGGCTCCTGTAACTCCTGTTCGATTAAGGTTAATTTTTGTTACGTCCATGATTTTTTATTTTCTCTTTTTTAAATAAATTATATATAGGTTCCTGCACCCGACTGTGGGGTCGATACAGAAGTTGTTGCTCTTCTAATTTTAAGGCTATCAGTACCTCTTCTTTTTCTCATTCTCCTTTTCTTATCTGCTTTGTTGATAACTTCATCTGCTGTCTCTGTTGGAGGAGGAGGAGGAAGTGGAGGAGCTTGCATTACTGCGGATGCACTAGGCATTTTTGGTCTTGATAGGCACATATTCTATTTACTCGTTTGTTAAAATGTTCTCGTTTTGTTCTGCGTTTTTTGCTCGCAGAAAGTTTATAAGATTGCGTTGTCCGAAGTAATAGTCCATATCTCGTAGATTATCCTTCGGGCTAAATTCTTTTGGGGGAAATATCTCGTCAAGTTCTTTGACAAGTTCGTTGGATACAAAAGGAAAAGATTTGTTATCCATGTGTTGGTTAATACCCCTTCTTTATTTTAAGCTTACTACGACTACTTTTCTTCTTAGCAGTCTTAGCAGCATCTTTAAAATTTTTGGCTGTTGGTGCTCCCTTGCTTCCTACTTTTCTCATTTTTTCTCCGCTTCCTTGTTTAATTCTTTTACGTTTGGCGTGGATATTTCTATATAAGCTCATTTGTTTTATTTAACAGTCCCACTTTCTAAGTGCTTTATTTATTCTTGAGTTAGGATCTCTGGCTGTTTTTGCAGAGGTCAATCTTCTTTTCATTCCTTTCATTCTGGCACAAAAAGACTTTCTTCTATTTGCTGCCTTTTTACTTTTTTTAGCTTGCTTGGCAGATACAGGAGGTTTAAGATTACTTCCCTGTCGTTTGGCTGCTCTTCTTCCTGCTGCATTCAACCCACCAGAGGGGGATTTATGTTTGGAAGTTAGCTTTATTCTTTTCCTTTGAGCCATGTAAAGAGTTGATGAGGGGGTTTTATTATATATGTAACAGAATTAAATATCCCTTTAATTTAAGTAAAACGAACACCTACTTTTTGTTCTATAGATTTAGCAGCTTTACAGTCTCTCATGTATCTGCTTTTTGGGTATCCGTCAAAAATTTTAGCTACATCATCATTCTCCACATGTTCAGCAATACAATCAAACCAAGTGTTCATTGAAATCATATTACTAATAATACTGAATGTAAGATCATCCCCTAAATCAATTTCTTGACGAGCTTTTAGCGAATATATTTCTGTAACTTTTTCCCACAATTCGTCTGCTGTCCATCTTGGATTTTCAGTATCAAGCTCAGATTCAACAATGCAATCTTCTGGTCTGTGTATTAATATTTCCCATTCACTTGGTGTAAAGGTAACTTTGGTGTTTTTTGGTTTATTCATAGCTAAACCATAGCACAGTGAGTTTTAGGGTTTGTTAGTAAACAACGTAAACACTTACCTATAAGAAAATTCTACACTACTATTATAGCTTTTAAAAAAAGTTAAAAATTTATTTGACTCATTTTTAACATTTATCAGATATCCCTTAATTCCTTGGGTAACTTACCTTCCTTTATCCAAGCATCTGTTTGCTGAAGACACATGGCATTCCAGATAACTGCACCTAAGTGATCTTCCTTTTCACATCCATCAAGATAGTCCCAAAGATGACGATTGATTGAGTCTACATATCTACTAAGTGGTTGTCCCTTTTTCCAGTTATCTCTTCCATACTTATAGGCTCCATCCTCAAACCTTTTTGCTACTGACCTTAGTGCAGATACAGGTATAAGAGAGGGTATTCCTTTTCCTTCGCAAGCGTCTCTAACACTTCCCGTTTCAAACTCAGTTCTTCCTCCACTATCAGGCAGAGGTTTTCTTTCAATTACTTCGGCATCCATAATCTAATTTCTCCTTCTTTTTCATTATATTCTTTTGGGTTTCTCAGGATGTAAGACAACCTTGCATTCATCAAAGCGTCTTCTTCTGTCTGTCCTTTTGATTCATAAGCATCAACTACTGTCTGCCAAGTGGCTCCATGCTTATCTAATAGTTTGTTTGCTGTCACACTTCCAATACCCTTGGCTCCCGAAAAACCATCTACTGTATCTCCAGAAAGGGTTTGTGCAAGGTGGTTATAATCTGCTTCCTCGGTTGTTGTGTAACTTGTCTCTGCTGTAAGAAAGTTAAACCACTCGCAATCAAGAGTACCAAAGTCCTTGTCACCACTGACTGCAACATAGTTGTCATTGGAGCAACAAAGCATGCCTATCACATCATCTGCTTCTAGGTTGTTTTTACGTACTCCGTTGTGGTTTTCAAAAGCCCACTGAGTTATTGAAGCAATACCAAGAGGTTTTCTTTTGTTCTTTCTGTTTGCCTTGTAATCAGGAAAGACGTTGTAACGAAAGTTACGAGCATCCGAAAATACCATGACATAATCGTCTGACTTTGTTTGGTC